TCTGTTAGACATGCCCAAGAATAGCTTACTTCTTCAGTATTTGCAAGTATCTGGTCAATCTTTTGTGCAATTATTTGGCACTCGTACTGTGCGTCACTGGACACCCTCTGTTTAACCACTCGTGCAAAGGCTGCCAAAGAGCCAGTCCAGTACCACTCAGTCATCATTGATTGAGGTAAGACCATACGTGCTTGCTCAGGTGCCACTCCAGACGCAATCATGTTGTCGTAGAGTGCCTCTGCGTTTTGCATTAGGTCCCAGTACTTGATGTCCCAGCGTTCCTCCTGTTTGCCCTCAAATGTTTCTAATGATGAACCTTGTTTCTTGTCTGGCGCACGTTTACGCCAACCCTCTGGCACGTGAAACGTAGGTACAAAGTCCACGTAGCGCCTAGAGACTTCATTCCACACTAGACCCACCTGATGCTTCACAAGCTGTCTAGCGACAAACACAGGTGCCTTGACCCTGAATTGAACCTGTACGTGTGCAAAGGGTGTCCAGTGGTTGTGCTTTGCTAGGTACTTGATTAGCTTCTTGTCTCTGCTGCCGAACTCCTCAGACTCCATAGCAAAGGACACTCTTGCAGCATTAACGACCGTTAGGTCACTACCCATTATTTCTAATAATTCTACGTTCATATGTCAAACACCGGTCCTGTTACTTCAAAAGTTATAAAAAAATAGAGTAAACCTGCAGCCCAGAGAACACACATGACCCAGAAAACAAAGTCTAAGTCCTTGTCTGTCACGTTCCAGTCTCTTATGTCGTAGTAAATACCCTTAGTCTCGTCTATCACCCATTTGATAAATCTTTTGATCTTGTTCATACGTTTACAAACTCCTGTCTAATGGTTAATTCAACAACGACCTCACCGTCAGGATGAGACCCGTACACTTCTACAAGCTTGTCCTTCAGCTGTAGCATCTCTGTAAGCTGTATACACTCGCTCTCGTCGTCCTGATAGTCTCTGTAAGCAGTGATGTATGCCAGGACAAACTTTTTATGCCTCTTTGATACGTTGTTCACTAACTTATGAGACCACCAGTACGCCTCTAGTACGTAGTCTGCTTCAGTGTCCATGTTCATAGCCATTGTGGTTTGCTTCTTTTAGTCCATTTCATGTCAATTTCGTTTTCACGGGTGGCATAGTATGCACGATAGGCTGCTACAGTGTCAAGCCCTCTGCACTCGTCGTACATGCACTGTGGAGGGTCAACAAAGGGCAGCTCTGGCAGGTCCTTCGGCACTACTTTGAGGTACTCCAGTTTCTCACGTTCTGTCTTATGTATCTTGCCGTATCTGTAGGTGTACTCCTGAAACAACGCTTGCAGATGGTCTAAGCCCCATTTGTAGGCAATCTGAGACGATCTGAGCCACTTTGTACTGGGGTGGTTCTGATGGGTCACCTTGTACACAAAGGGTGCCTGTGGCGTCTCTGAGAGCCTGTGAGCAGTGCTAAGCATCTGGGCAGTCTCTAAGATCATTTTGACCACGTGTTTATCGCACAACGATACAGCTGCAGCACGTGGGTCGTCTTCTGTATAGAATAGATTCACTTTGTTACCTCCTGTTAATGCCTGTTAAACCTAGGTTCATTTTCTAGTATCTCCTGAAGCTGTCTATGGTCATCCAATAGCAGACCATAGTCACCTATGAAAACCATAGCATGTCTGCCAAGGTCCATCAAGAGGCCTTCTAGGAATGCTACTGCTTCCTGTTTCTGGTACTCATAAAACTGTCGGCCTTCAATGTCTATCATGCAGCGCCTCTTTCTGCAGTCTGTTTACAATGTCCAGCACTGAGAGCACCATTTGCTCGTCTGCAGGGTCAGACAAAAGCGTATCTTTACTTTTAAATAGAGTTATCCAACACTCTAGCAGTTCTTCTCTTGTGGGCTTTATCATGACACTAGCACCTCCACAAGTAAGACACTTCCGAAGATGATGAGACACCACCCGAAACACTGCATCGACTCCTTAAAATCATTTGACATGCTAAAATTCTCCTCTGTTTTGTTTTTTGTTTTCCCACGCTTCCCACAGGACACTCTGTAAAGCTTTGTTGACTTTGTTGTCCTCGATGACTCTAGCACCTAGGGACACGTCTGTAAACTCCACGAACTCAGGACAAGCTTTGTAAATGCCGTCATAGTCTGCTGGCTCGCAGTAGACACTACAGGACCCGGAGGCCCTGCCCATGTCAAAGTCTAGGGTTGTGCTAGGCATTAGCCACTACTCCATTGTGGAAGTCGTAGGACAAAGGACCCGCTTCCTGATAAACAGCGTCAACAATCTCCGGATACTCTGCTTCTATCTGTTCAATCTTCTGGTATGCGAATACGTCATTCGTTTTAACTGTACGCTCGACCAGTGCCAAATACTCTTTTATCAATTCGTTCATGTTACGCTACCTCCTCAACTTTTGTTTTAATTCAGCGCTGATCGAGTAAAAACTACCCAACTGTTCTTCGCTGGGTGCTTTGTATTCGCGTCCTTCATGGATTAAACTATCAAAAAACTTTGCCATCTCAGGGGTAAGAGCACGTCTAAACTGTTCGGCAACAAACAGCATTTCTCTTTTGCTTTTTGGTTTCAGATTTAGCCATCCTTCTTGTCTCTTGAGACGTTTGGAGATATAGTCTTCCCGTGCATAGAGTTTCATGTTATGCCACCTCCACTAATGAATTGATGTAGTCCTGCGACACTGTGCGCCCAACTTCTTTACCACCTAGGTATTGATTGATCTGGCGTGATGTGGTCACAGAGTACTTTCTGTCGGTCCTAAATGCGCCGTGGTCGTCATAACCAGCTACTGGCGTCTGATAGCTGAACATAATCGTCGTTTCGCCTATGGTTAACTCTGTTACGTTGCTTTTGATTTGTCTTAGTTTCATCTTGTGTTTTCCTTGTGTTGTGAATTGTGGAAGATACTACAGCAAAGCCCACGAGTCAACATGGGCAGAGCTGTAATGTCTCCCTATATGTCTCCAGATACCATTAAATCATTTGCAAACTCAGAGGTTAAGCCTAGAAACTCAGCACCGTTCCAAACCACGAGGTCGCTAATGTCTTCTAACTGCTGTTTCTGCCATTGACATAAGACTATTTCAGAGAATAAAGGCATCGTTTCCAGCGTCTCCCTGTTAGGCGCACCGATGAAGTGCAAGCGCCAGCCCCCATCCTTCTTTGTTGGATGCTGGGTATACGTTTCATATACGTTATATGTAGTAGACATAAAGACAAACTCCTATATAGTTAATTGATGAACTTATAATAGCACAGGTTTTAATCTTGTCAACAATTATTTTACTTTTATTTTCTCGTGCTGTTCTCGTGTTGTGCCTTGTGTTGTGCCTTGTGTTGTGCCTCGTGTTGTGCTTGGCGCTAGAGGGTCCAACACTAGTTCACACACTTGTGCAACCTGTTTTTCTCTTAAGCAATACCCATGCCAACAACAACACTGGCACAGAAGTTGCACCCATGCAAGACTCGTGCCAACTTTAGACCTGGCACAGATGTTGCACCCATGCAAAACCCATGCCAACTCTGGTTGTTTCTAATGTTGGCACGAATGTTGCTACCCTAGCAAAACCCATGCCAACTTTGCGCCCATGCAAGACTCATGCCAACTTTAGGTTATGCAAAAGTCATGCCAATGTTGACCCCGGGGGAGGGGGTTGACCCATGATGATAATTGTAGTAGCTACCTAGACACAAAATAGGTGAAAATTAGGAATATTACCTCGTGTTTTAACAACTGTAACTACTTGTTCTGCCTCGTATTACTACTACTGCCTGTCCACAGCCATAAATAGCTTGACTTATGTGAAGACTTATGTTATACTATAGTTGTAATTAGGGACAATTTGTGTTATGACCACTGAAATTAAAAAGAGAGGTCGTGGCAGACCCCGGAAGTCAGAAGTAGCCGCTGTAAAACCCGGTAACAAGGGTAAAGTGGGTAGACCCAAGGGTGACGCTGCTATTATCAACGAGTACAAAGCTCGTATGCTGGCTTCTCCTAAGTCTAAAAAGGTCCTAGAGACTATTTTTGATGCAGCTTTGGACAACGACCATAAGAATCAGGCTTCTGCATGGAAGTTAATTATGGACCGTATGTTACCAGTAGGTGCATTTGAAAAAGAAGTCACCAAAGACGGTGGCAGAAACGCCATACAGATCAACATAACAGGTGTTGGTACTGTAGACGTAAACGACAGTGACATAATTGAAGGAGAAGTAGTGAATGAATCTTGAGTTCTTTACCTTAGATGAGTTCAACTGCCAAGTCACTGGTGAAAACAAGATGGAACCAGAGTTCCTACAGAAGCTTGATCGTTTACGTGCCGGGTGTGGGTTCCCGTTTGTCATCACGAGTGGTTACAGACACCCCATAGAGCATCCTATTGAAGCATCCAAGGAAGTTCCGGGGACCCATGCCCAAGGCATTGCAGCAGACATCCAAATAATAAGTGCTTCCCAAAGGCATACCATTGTGTCTGAGGCTCTAAAGCTGGGCTTCAAGGGCGTAGGCATTGCCAAAACATTCGTCCATGTGGACACACGTGGTACAACTCCTGTGATGTGGTTGTACTAATGTTTTTTACACAGCACAATTAATAGTGACAACAGACTTAAACATAGAGCTACTTCCGTGGCAACAGGAAGTCTGGGCAGACGACACTAGATTCAAGATTATAGCAGCAGGTAGACGTACAGGTAAGTCCAGACTAGCTGCATGGATGCTGATTGTGAACGCTCTACAGGCCGACAGAGGCCATGTGTTCTACGTAGCACCAACACAAGGTCAGGCCAGAGACATCATGTGGCAGACTCTGTTAGAGCTAGGTAACCCAGTTATCTCAGGTAGCCACATTAACAACCTGCAGATTAAGTTGGTCAACGGGGCCACTATTAGCCTCAAGGGTGCTGACAGACCAGAGACAATGCGTGGTGTGTCACTGAAGTTCCTAGTGTTGGACGAGTACGCAGACATGAAGCCTGACGTATTTGAGCAGATCCTTAGACCAGCACTGGCTGACCAAAAGGGCTGTGCTATGTTCATAGGTACGCCTATGGGTCGCAACCATTTCTACGAGTTGTACAAGTACGCAGACTTAGGTGACGACGAGACTTACAAAGCATGGCACTTTACTTCCTATGACAACCCGTTGCTTGACCCGGAAGAAATCGACATTGCTAAGAAGTCTATGTCAAGCTATGCGTTTCGTCAGGAGTTTATGGCGTCATTTGAAGCTCGTGGGTCAGAAATGTTTAAAGAGGACTGGGTAAAGTTTGACGACGAAGGTATTGACGAAGGAGACTACTACATAGCTGTTGACTTAGCGGGTTTTGAAGAAGTCAACAAGAAGCGTACTAAAAATGCTAAACTGGACGAAACAGCAATTGCCGTGGTCAAGGTTAATCCTAATGGTTGGTACGTTGACAATATTATTTACGGGAGATGGAGCCTTGACGAGACAGCAGCCAAAATATTTCAGGCTGTTAGAGACTACAGGCCCGTTAGTGTTGGTATCGAAAGAGGCATAGCAAAGCAAGCAGTAATGTCTCCTCTAACGGACTTACAGAGGCGCTACGGGACGTTCTTCAGGGTTGAAGAGTTGACCCACGGTAACAAGAAGAAGACTGACAGGGTGATGTGGGCGTTACAGGGCAGGTTTGAGAATGGCTTTGTG